TCGACGTTAATGTAGTCGCCAACGTGGAAAATTTCGGCTTCCACCTCTTGCCCGAAGGTCTTTATAAGGAAGTCTTCGGAAAGGGTAAGTTTATAACTTACTTGGGGCTGTGTCATAGCCGGGAAGTCCTTCTTTGCGGCTTCCGCTAACTTGTTTTCGGCGGCGGTAATATAACTTTCGGGCAGTTGTATCTCGGTAATTATATACTTGTCGCCCTTGGAAATTTGAAACGCGCCGGACGTGGCGGAAGGGAATACCATACCGTTTTCGTCCGTGAAGCGGTTAAGTATGAAGGTACGGGTAGCGTGGTCGTACTTGTGTACATCAAATTCGTAGCCCGCTAACTGCCCGGTTTGGAACTTGATTTTTGCTGCCACTCCGTCCAATAGATAACGGGTACTTCCGTCCGGCTTCTTGGCGTTCAAGTCGAACATAGCGTTATCCCCGGCGGTGGTGTCGGAAAATGTTATTTCGTCCGGGCCTATGGTTGTAACCTCGCCGACGCGCTCCGGCTTGATGTCGTAAACTTTTTCGTTTTCCTTTATTCCGTATTGGGCTATTGCCTTCGCGTCCTCTAAGAAGGAAGTAAGGCGGTCGGTGTTGGGAAGGCACAGCCGGGTATGGCCGTAGTTTTGTCCGAGGTTATCCTGTCCGCCGTAAACGAAAAGGCGGGTAGTTAGTCCGGCATTGTTCACGTTGGTACGTTTAAGGCTATACAAGCCTTTGCCGCGTCCGTAACGAAGCGTAAAGGCGTGGGTAACGCCCGCCTTCTCCTTGATGTTAATCGTGTTGAAGCCGTTGCCGGGTGTTATCTCAAATTCTACGTTCCATTCGCTACAAATGTCTTGAAGCACTTGTAGGCAGTTACGGCTCGACGTGGTTAGGTTCTTGTAGTCGGTCGTCCCTTCCGCCGGGCAGCTCCCTAAACGCCACTTATTAGGCTGTACGCGGTTGGCGTTCCACACCAATACGCGCAAATGCCCATATAGGTCGCTGTAATAGGTATCGCCGTAAGCGTCCGGCGGTAACTTATATTGCGCGTCTATAAGTCCGTACTGCAACCCCTCAAAGGTTATGTCGTATTCGTAGCGGCGTAGTCCGTTCTTACCCGGTTCGGGTAATTGGTTAGCCGTATAGGTACGCCCGTAGACTTTTATGCGGTCGCCAATATCGACGGGAAGGGGTACGGCTGACGAAACGGTAACGGTAACAACGTCGTCGGAAAGTAAGGCGGTTTTTTGGGTCGCCTTACTGATTCCGCTGACGTTCTTACGGCTGAAAAGCGGGGTTTCGCTTCCGTCGGAATGGGTAATTATAATCTGTTCCATACGATGATGCCGTTGGTGGAAAAGTCGGTTATTTCCTCAATAACCCCGGCAATTACGACGTAGTAAACGCCGTTTTCGGCGTAGGTATGCTTCAACGCCTTCGCGCCTGTGAAGTCGCCGTAAACGTCTTCGGTTACGGTGCCGTCGCCCCAATAGACGTTAACAACTTTGTCGGTCTTGAGGGCGATGCGTACTTCGCGGCTTGCGTCGTTTATTCGTTGGTGGCGAACTACACGTTTCACGGGGTCGGGTTCTTTTAATTTTAGGCTGAAAGTGCCTATCATCTTGTCGTCGTGCCAACGCTTGTTAAAGGCTATGCCGTCCGGGGCGTAGACTTCGTAAAGTAGTGGCTTCGTCGGGTGGATGCTTATCATAAGCCGCGCCGTCCCGTCCTCGCGTAGAATATCGAAAAGTCGGTTTACCCTCTCCACGAAGTCAATTTTACCCGAAGCCTTCAACCAACAATTAAGCGTTATTTCGCGTTCCTCGTAACGCTTGTTTGCGAGGTCTACTACTTTGCCGTGGTAGTCGGGCCAATCAACCGAGGCGGCCTGCTTCAACTTCGGAAGGTCGGTTACGCCGTTGGAACTCTCTACCCTTATACCCATTTCGCGGAAGTTTACGCCGTTAAGGTAGTATTCAAGTTGCGAAACGCTGTTAAGGCTTCCGGCTATATCGTCGTCGGATAGGGCTACGTTGTAAACCTTCACTTCGTCTAAATCGGCATAGCCGTATTCCGTTCCATAGACATCTTGAATAATGGCTATTCCTGTAAGCGCGGCGGGTAGCGTAACACTGCTAACGCGCTGCGTGTCTAAGTAAAGGGTTACGGTGTTCCCGGCCTTCTTTATGGTAAGGAAGCCCCAACTATCGGGGTTTACGTCTATCCAAATTTCGCGGCTTCCCTCCAATAGCGCGGTATTACAAAAAAGCCCGATTCGCTTTCCTGTAACTCCGTCGGCGTATTTGTTCGCCTTGACCCACGCTAAAATAGTGAAGTTCCCGGTTAAGGGTATGACGTTAGCCGGAACTTCGGCGTAGCCTTCGCCGGGGAAGCGTAGGCAGTTGCCCTGTTTGCCTACGACAAAGGGACAGCCCACTATTTCCGCGTCGTGGCGGTTGGCGGCGAAGTCATAGGCTACGGTTGAACCGTCCACTTCGTCGAAGGGAAGGTTAAGTATAAGGTTTTGCTCTAATGCCATGTTACTTGCGTTTATCGGTTGTTTTTATTCTCGCTTGCTCCGTGGCCTGGGTTTGGCACTCTCCGCCGTGAAGGATGACGCTTACCCGTGCGTTGTCGCTTGCTGTTACGTTGACCTTTGCCGCGCCGTCTATGCTGACGACGACAAAGGCGTTATTTCTTGCCGTGATGGTTATCTCGCTGTTGTCACGCGCCCACACTTGGCCGGCATCAAAGTTACCGTATTCCACCGTCCCGGCGGCGTTGTCGAAGGCTATAACACTTCTTGGACTTTTCGCCGCTATTAGGTCGTCGGTGCAAAACACACCGAAGCGGGCGCGTATGTCGGCGAACTCGGCGCGAAGTTCCGGCGAAGGGTAGTTATTTTCGGAGCAGAAGTCCTGACCCTTGACGAAAAGGGTTATAAGGCGTTCTTTGGAAGAAGCCTTTAATATGAAGTCATACCACTCCGAACAAATACCCGCCGCCTTCGCTTCGGCTGCTAATCGTTGTTTAAGTTCTTGTAGTTGCATTTTGCTGTTGTGTTAGTCGGTTATTCCTTGGCTTCGTAGGTCGTCGCCGTCGTCTATTCCCAAACGGTTAAGTATGGATATAAGGCTTCCGGCTATGTTCCCTAATCGGTTATCCATGCTTGAAAGGTGGATAAGCTGCTGCCTAAAAATTTCAATGGCTATAACTTGGTTCTGCCTTACGGCGTTGGTCTGGCCTGCCAATAGGTCTATACTCTCTTGGCTTGCCCCCTTTATTGCACCGCTTAGGCTTGTCGGGTCGCTTTCGTCTTCCAATTCGGCGAATAGGTCTTTATACATATCCATCGCCGCCTTGAAGTTCTGCCCGGCTGCGGCTACCGCTGCCTTAAAGCGGTCTTGTTCGGCTTGGGTTAGTCCGTCGAAACTGCCGTTTCCTTCTGCGTCGAAGCCCATATCTTTTTGAAGCTGCTTAATTGCGTTCTGCAATGGCTTCTCCAAAAATTGAAGTTTTAGGGCGTTGGAAACAGCGTTTTTAAGCACGTTGTCGGCTACGTCGCCGAATACCTTTGCAGCGTCCTCTCCGCTCTCGAAGGCTTCTATAAGTGCGTCCTTTAATTCGTTGGCTAAGTCCCCGGCGGAAGTTTGGGTGATGCTTTTCGTGATTTCGGCGATGATGTCCTCAATCTGTCGCCCGGCTTCGGCGTAGCGTTCTTGGAACTCCTCGACGCGTCCCCAATCGGTTTCCTTCTTGGAGATTTCGTCGTTAATCATTCCTTGTATTTCGTTCTGCTGCTGCCGTAGGTTCTGAATTAACGCACTTTGGTTTTGGTAGACGGTTTCGCCGAGGGCTTTGTCTACGGCGTGTCCCAATGCTGTATAGGCACGTCCCAACCGGGTAACGGCTTCTTCGTGCTTCTTAATGGACTTTTCGGCCTTGCGGTCGCGGCTGTTGAATAGGTCGAAGGCTGACGACAAAAAGCCTATGGATCCTTGAATAATGCTTAACGGGTTGGCGGTGGCTATGCCTGTGGCAATTTGGGAGGCCCCGTCCAACATTCCGCCTATGTCGCCTAATATGGCTTCCGTTTCCTCGTCCATGCTTATACCCATCTTCTTTATGCCGTTTGTCACGCTTCCGAAGCACGACGAAAGGAAGGTTAGGCTACTGCCGAGGTCGCCGAAGGCTTCCTTAAAGCCCGCGCCGACGCTCTTTGCTACCCCTGTTTCTTTGTTAAGGGCGGCGTTCAATATATCGAGCTGTTCCTGTCCTTCTATGGTAAGTTCGCCCTTAATTTTAAGTCCGTTAAGGGTGGCTATTTTCTTGCGGAGCATATCGACGTAACTACTACCTTCCGCCAATAGGTCGGCGTAGGCTTCCTTCGCGGCTCCGGCTAATGTGGTGTCGCTGCTGTTTATCGCGTCGGTATAGTCGGCGTATTGCTTCTTCTTTTCTTCCAACGACTTTACAAAGGGGTCGTCGCTGTCTAATAACTTTTCCGCTTTCATAGCGGCGCGAAGCTCGCTTAGACTTTGGCGAAGGGCCAGGAACGGGTTACGGGTGGCTAACTCGTTCTTCGCCTTTTGTAGTTGGTCGTTAATGGCTTTAAGGTCGGCGGGGTTGAACTCTGCCGAAAGGTTAATTTTCCGGCTGTTGATGTCGTTCAAAAGTCGGTTAATCGTGGTCGTACTGAGCCGAGAAATGTCGCTAAACAACTGCCCCCAACTTTCGGAAGCCATAAGACGCTGCGCCGCCAATTTGGAAAGTTCGCTTTGTTGCTTGGCGTTAATCTGCGCTATCATGGAAGCGTTGCCCTGTTGCTCGGCTAATGCACGTTGGGCGGCGTACTTTTCAAGTATCGCGGTTTCCTGTTCTTGGTAGGTCTTATATTCTTCTAAAAGTGCGTCGTATTGTTCGCTACCGCTTCGTTTGGAGTATTCCTCGCGCTTCTTTTCAAGCGCGGCTAATGCGGCTTCGGCTACTTGGCGTTCTGCGTCCGTGGCGGATTCTGCCGCTTGACGGCTTAAAAGTTCCTTCTTCCGGGCGTAACTTTCTTCAAAGTCTATCTTCTCTTGAAGGTAGCCCGCATATTCCTGTAACAAAGCCTTCGTTTCTTCCTTCGCCTGTTGGCGTGTGTCTGCTTCGGCGGTGTTAAGGATTTCCGCCTTGGCGTTATCCACGTCGGAATTATCCCCGGCCAACTCGGAACGTCGGCGTTCAATGGTCGCCAACATCTCGCTAATGGTCTTGCACTGGGCTAACTCCTGTTGTAGTTGCGTGTCGAAGGCTGAAAT